GACAGGCGGAAAACATGCAGTTTATCTTTGACAGCAAGTCTGCACTGCTCAGCTATGCGCCATCATCCCCCGCCATCGACGAACCGTCCGCAGGATATATTTTTACCTGGGACATGTTGGGCGACGGGAATTGGATGGCCACATCCACCTTCCAGGGCGAAGGGGGCACGCACAGTGAATTTATCGAAGGCCTTATGGCGTACGATATGAAAAAGACCTGTGATGACCTCGCGATCTTCCTGGACGGCTGCGTAGCGGCATAAGGAGGCGCACCATGTATATAGTGAGAAAGCCCGTAAATCTCAGAGGACGCCGGAGGGCCATTGGAGAGACCGTTGGGGATGGTGATGTAGACCAGAGACGGGCGGCTTTTTTTATCAGGAACGGTTATCTGTCAAAGATCAACGGAGGACAGCCGGATGATGCAGGAGATCCACCTGATAGATTGGCAGGGCTTCCGGCGGGAACGGGCGGGATCAAGGTAGATATCCCAATCATCAAGAAAGAGGGGGCCATGGCATTATCCACAGCTCCTGAATCCGTTTCCATGGCATTGTGGCTACTGCAGACAGCGGCCGCAGATGCGATCCCGGAGATCGGGCAGGTTGAGGATGAGGATATCCTGATCATCCTTGATGCCTGCGATGCCCGGAAGACAGTAAAGGAAGCGGCAAGGAGCCGTGCGGCGGAACTGCACAGACGGGATGCCGCTGATAAAGGCGGTGGATGATGAAGAGCTACACCTACGACCCGTCCAATGCAGGAGGATATGGGGTAGACCGCATGAGGTTCGAGCTGGGGGATGTGATGGTCGAAGGCCGGGAACTCACCAGCGCGCTGTGCGACGAAGAATACCGCGCAGTCATCCCTGAAAAAGTGCACACACAACGCCAGTGGAAAAAGGCCAAGCTGGCCTGTCTGGAGAGCATCTTCAGACGTTTTTCCTATGAGCCCGACATGAAGGAAGGACCGCTGTCCCTGTCACTGGGAGGGCGGGCCAAGCTCTGGCAGGAAGAATACGAAAAACTGAAGCAGGAACTGAAGAAAGCTTCCGTGTCTGCGGATGCGATAGCTTTGCTTACAGGAAATGGCTCAAAGGGGGATATAGCGCCTCCTTATTTTTATAACGGGATGATGTCCACAGAAGAGAGTGAAGGGAGAGATATATGATATCGTCATTTGGGACCATGTATCTGAGACCTGGGAACCTATGGAAGGATTTTCAGGTCAGGACTATGCAGACAGAGTGGTCTGGCTGCCATACTACCGACACCTATGCGGATACCGGGGAGCATGTCACAGGGATCCTTGCGGCAGCAGACAGCCACATGTCTGACCGGATGAAGCACCGCTGGGACCAGGACCAGCACTCCTTAACCCATACACTGCTGATCAGGGGCCGGGCGGGGCTTAAAAAGGGAGATATGCTGATCCTGGAAGAGAGGGCTTTCCTTGTCCTACTCTTAGATGATGTAGGGGCATTGGGAGTATCCGGGATCGTATATCTGGAAGAAAGGAATGATATAAAATGAGTCCGGGGGCTGCAGCAGGTGAATTAAGAGAAGCGGTAGAGCAGGAAAGGAAAAATATCATCAACCAAGCTAATGCACGGCTTCCGAGGGCGGCAAATGCGCTTATGAATGCAGAGAGAGACGTTCTGAGCGGAAACCCTTCTCCATCGGCACCGGGAAGCCCACCGGGGAGCAGAACAGGGAATCTGGCAAGAAATTGGACATCTACTTGCCAAGGCGGAGGATGCTCGATGCTGGTCAGGATTACAAGCGGGATGTATTACGCAGGGTATTTGGAGGATGGTACTTGGAAAATGGCGGCACGCCCCTTTGTTGAAAAGATCCAGGATGCCGCCTTGCCAGAGGTCAGGTCCATATTTTCGGAGATAGGAGGGTGATATGCTGGTAATAGACACAGATAAGAAACTTTTCAACCTGGATGAGATATGCCGGGGAACGTTGGTCTGCGCCAGGCATCAGAGTTGGCAGGAGAGGCAGGCGGGGATCGTCACAGAAGCCTCGGAAGATATCATCAGGGTGCAATATCCGCCAACTATCCAGAATGTCCTCAACCATTATTTTATCCCGGCCAGGGAAGTGGCAGATGGAGAATGGGAGATAAGGTATTCAAACGACGGCCTTGGAACAATCTCCGTTTATCCAGAAAAAGATCAAGTAGAAAGTGGAGGTGATGATAGTGGAGCTGAAGGGATTGATACATGAAAGGCTGGCGAGTTCCGCCGGTCTTGCCGAAAAACTAGCCGGATACGCAGGGAGGCCAGCGGTATTTGATACTGAGTTCCCTTCTGATCAACAAGCAGGATGGAACGGAAAGAACCAGTATCCCAGGGTGTGTTACCGCTGTGACATGCAGGTCAACCAGGAGCGGTCTTCTGCGGGCATCCTGCATGTCTCAGTCTACACGAACAAGGACCAGTCCGCACTTGACAGCCTGGAAACCCTGATAAGGGAACTCCTGGAGGGCGTGCTCATGAAGCCTTCTGGACGGGCTCCTTTTTGTGTGGCCTGGGCAAAAACAGATGTGTATGTAGCACAAGGGCTGGCTGTGATATTTAAGGAGATCGATCTTGATATCCTTGAGTATCCTAGCCAGGAGACGACAGACCCAGACCCAGTACTGGCAGTGAGCGCTTATATAAAGAACATGTATCCGGGAGCGGTCGTGCTCGGGATCGACCGCATCGGAGACTATGTAAACCCTGCGGACACCCCGGTATTTTACTGTCGCCTCGACAATATCCAGGGGACAACAGGCCATTGCATGAACACTATCTCATGGTTTAACGCCCGGGTAGCGGTGCATCTGATCTGTCCGGATGCGGCGGCGAGGCTGAAGATGGTGGCCGCGATCAGCCAGCAGATGGCAAGAGATACGGAGATCATCATGCTGGACCAGTCGCCCATGGAGCTTAAAGGGATCGAAGTCAATAACAAGGCTGACTACCTTCGGGAAGGCCAGCTTGTAGTCACTGGAAAATACGGATGCCTGCGCGGAGGGGAAAAGAAACACAATATCTCCAGCATAGGCATCAGCTATACAGATTAGAGAGAGGAGGGAGACCATGGCAGAGAAAAAGAAAGGCGCCCAGGCAGAGGAAAAGGAAAACGCCCGGGCCGATGGAAAGGAGACCGGCCAGCCAGCAGATACCGCACCGCCAAAGAAAAAAGGGGCGCCCCCGCAGTATACGGCAGGAGAACTGGTTGCCGCCAGCGAGAAGGCGCTCGGTGTCCCGCAGGAGTGCGCTGCGGCCGCATTTAAGATCGCAGGAAAGACCCACATGTCGTTAGATGAGGCAAAGGCAGTTGTTGGAAGATTCATGAAACAGGAGGTGAGATAGTATGGCTGGATATTTCCAGATCGGTGAGACAAAGGTACGTCCGGGAGCGTATTTCAATGTACAGAAATACGGGGAAGAAGACGGATTTGGAGCAGTGGACGGCGTAGTGGCCGTCCTTTTTCAATCTTCATTCGGCCCGCTCGGGGAGGTAGTCGTCTTAGATCGCGAAGACGGTTATGAGCAGGTATACGGTACAGACGGCACCACGGATGCGCTGCGCGAGGCCATCTATGGCGGCGCAAAGAAGCTGATCGCGTGCCGGATCGGGAGCGGTGGCACTGCAGCGTCGGTGGAACTGGATGCCGCCGAGGGGAAGGTATCCCTGACGGCAAAGTACCCCGGTGCAAAGGAGTTCTCTGTCAGCATCCGCGAAAAACTCACGGATGCCGCCATCAAAGAATGCATCGTATACGCTGGGACGCAGGAATATGAAAAAGTGAGTTTTGCGTCTGGCGGCGATGAGGCTGCGGCTCTGGTGGATGCGTTTAAAAATTCGGATAATTTCATAGCTAAGTCAGTAGGGGCCAACGGTGAGATGTCCAGCGTATCCCAGATCGAGTTCAGTGCGGGGACAGATCCGACAGTCACAAATGCAGATTACAGCACGGGGCTGTCCAAAGTGGAGAAGTACTTTTTCAATACGATATGCGTCGATACAGAGAGCAAGTCCGTACATGAGTTGGTGTCCTCATTCCTTGACCGCATCTATGATGCAGGACAATTCGGGATCGCGGTGTTCGCCGAAAAGCACACGCTCAACCTTAAGGAAAGGATGCTCTCGGCGGCAGGGTTCAATAAAGAGAACGTCGTATATGTGCTCAACCCCTATGTCCGTGCCAAAGAGATCACGCTCGATGGATACCAGACAGCGGCATTGGTCGCCGGTATGATCGCCGCCTGTCCGTCCAGCCAGTCCCTGACGCATATGGTGATAAACCGGTACACGCAGATCGGGGAGCTGTTGACCAATACGGAGATCATAAAGGCTGAGAAGCAGGGATGCCTGGTATTGAGCTACAACAATGACGATCAGGTCTGGATCGACAGCTCCATCAACACCCTGATCAACCCTGCGGACAACAAAGACGCTGGATGGAAGAAAGTACGCAGGGTGAAGACCAGATATGAGCTGTTGTACCGTGCGAATGCCCAGGCGGATGCGCTGGTGGGTAAGGTTGATAATGACGTAAACGGCAGGGCGGTGATCATCGGTAAGCTACAGAAGATCTGCAACAATATGATCGATGAGGGCAAGCTGATCGCTGCCACAGTGACAGAAAATACAGAGTATGTCGCTGACGGTGATTCATGCTGGTTCGATATCACGGTGGTCGATAAGGATTCTGCGGAACATATCTATCTGTTCTACAAGTTTAGGTTCAGCACACGCATTGACACAGAATAGGAGGGATGATCTATGCCATTGAACACAAGGGCGACCACGGACGCCCGGCACGCAAGGGCCGGAAAGGATGCGGGCCTGTACAATGAAGACGGCATCTTGCTCGCCAGCATTGACAGCTTCCAGACAAAGGCGGCGTTCAATAACCTAAAATACAGCCCTTTGGGGCAGAATAGGGAACTTGAGGCCAACAACACATATGCTCTGACGATCACATTCTCTGAGATCAAAGTGGAAGACGGGTATCTGTTCAACCAACTCATGGACGCAGTCGCAGACGGGGAATCCCCGGTCCTTGCACTGGACGGCGCGATCGAAGGGCGTAACGGGTCACAGGAGAGGATCACATACCGGGAATGTATCTTTTCCGGGGATAATGATATCCAGAATGTAGCATCTGGGGATGTGATCAAGCAGGCATTCAGCATGTTCTGTAATGGGAAGGTAGAACGGCGCAGCGCATTGACTATCTGACATACGGGCGGGGACATCCCGCCCGATCATATTATTGGAGGGAAGAAGTATGGACGATACAAGGATCTTAGAAAAAGATTATACAGAAGAAGAGACAGGACAGCAGGTACTGGAGAATGAGGACGCCCTTCTGGAGGGCCTGCTCGCGGCGGCTGATTATGCGTCAAATGAAGAGCTGACCCTGAACATCACCAGGAATGGGAAACGTTATTTTTCATTTACAGTGCATCCCATACCAGAGGATAGGATGCAGGAGATCCGCAAAAAGTATACGAGATATGAGAAGAACCGCAAGAATGGGATGGTCATCTCGGAAGAGCTGGATGTTGCCAAGTTCCGTTCATCTGTGATCTACAATTCCACAGTCGAGGCGGACAAAGAAAAGATTTGGGACAACAAGCAGTTATGGGAAGGACTGAGGAGACAGGGCAAGAACATCGTCAATGCCCTGGATGTCATTGAGGCTGTCCTGCTCCAGGGTGAGAAAGAGCGGATCATGAAAGCACTCGACCAGCTCTGCGGCTATGATGAGGATGAGCTCATCGAAACGGCAAAAAACTGATCGAGGCCGGCGGGAAGGCGACATTGCTGCACCAGATCTTCCAGCGCCAGGGGATCACGCCGGACAAGGTGATGGGGATGCCGCCCGGCGTCCGGGCTTTCCTGTTCGCATCCATGATGGTACGGCTCGAAACGGATAAGATAGGGGGTGGATGAAGATAGCGCGGACGATAGAGATCGAGATACCAGTAACGGTCGAGGACAATACAGAACCAGCTCTTTCCGATATCACGGAAGGGCTGGAGGACCTGGACCAGGCATCTGAGGACGCCGCGAGGTCCATGAGCCGGATGTCGAGGATCGAGAGGGCGGCCCGTACAGCTATGGGTTCCATGAAGTCTGCGGCATCTTTGGTCGGTAGGGGATTCCGGTCCGCTATGGAGATAAAGGATATGGCATCCCCGACGATCTCAAAAG